AAAAAAAATATGAAAAAAGGTATGACCTTTAAAAAAGCACACAACAAAGCAATGCAGAAGGTAGGTAGATAATGGCAATTACTTATACAAATTTTTTAACACAAGTAAGAAACTATACTGAAGTTGACAGTAATGTTTTAACTGATTCTCTGATAGATCAATTTATAAGAAACACAGAATTAGATATAGCTGGTCAAGTAGATTATGATGATTTAAGAAAATACTCTAATTCCAGTACAACTATAGCTAATAGAGCTGTGTCTATGCCTGCAGATATGCTTGTACTTAGATCAGTACAAATAGTTAACGCTAATGTAAGAGATTTTTTAGAGCATAGAGATACTAGTTTTATATCTGAATATTCACCAAATTCTACAGTTACAGGAGTACCTAAATACTATGCAAATTGGGATGAAAATAACATCATATTAGCTCCCACACCTAATGCTGTATTTACAATACAGATTAACTACATTAAGGATCCATCACATTTTAATTCAACAACAAATACTTTTATATCTGAACACCAGGAAGCTATGCTTTTATATGGGGTGCTAAAAGAAGTTTTTGGATATCTAAAAGGACCCGAAGACCTATACAAACTGTATTCTGATAGGTATAATCAAAGTATACAAGCTTTTGGTCTACAACAAATGGGTAGACGAAGAAGAGGAGAGTACGACAGTGGGGTTCCTCGTATAAAAATACCTTCACCGTCACCATAAATTTAAATAGGAGAAAACATGGCAATAACAACAAACGCAATCGCAAACTCTTTCAAAAAACAACTTTTGGAAGCTACGCACAATTTTAAAGCTAGCGGTGGTAATTCATTCAAATTAGCAATGTATACTAACTCAGCTACTTTAGGAAAATCAACAACTGCTTACGCAGCCAACCCAGGTGGTGGATCAAATACTGAAGTAACTTCATCAAACTATACTGCTGGTGGAAAAGCACTTGTAAATACAGGAACATCTTTAGCTACGAATACAGCTATAACAGATTTTTCTGATTTATCATTTACAGGAGTAACTTTAACAGCAAGAGGTGCATTAATTTATAATGACACTGCATCTGGAGATCCAGCTGTAGCGGTATTAGATTTTGGCGGTGACAAAACTGCATCTGCAGGAACTTTCACTATCCAGTTCCCAGCATTTACAACGAGCGCAGCTATATTAAGAATCGCATAATAAGAGGAACCCGATGCTATGGCAGAACAAACTTATACTGTTACCGTAGCATCGGGTGATCTTTACGGAGGCGGAACTGGCAACGTTTATTATTTAGACGGAGCTAGAAACGCAACAGGTCCAGGCACAGTATCATGGGTCAATGGTGGTACTTTACGTTTTGAACAAAGCGATGCTTCAAACAATAACCATCCTTTAATATTTTCTACTACAACCAGTAAAGATCAATATTTAACTTCTGGTGTAACTTACTATCTTGATGGCGCATCAAATTATGCAGCTTACATTAACACATCAACTTTCAATGCAGCCTCAAGTAGATATGTAGAAGTAACACCATCTTCTGAAACAGATTTTTATTACCTTTGTTATGTTCATGGCATTGGCATGGGTGGTATTTTTGATATTACTCAATCAACGTACGGTGCACTAAAATGGAGTCAAGGAAATTGGAGTGCACAAAATAATTCACAAGTCTCTTTAACAGGATTATCGTCTTCTTTCTCTATAGGTTCTATTACAACTTCAAGTGATGTTAATGAAGGTTGGGGTGGAGAAACATGGAGTGAAAATAATTGGGGTGAAGTTACAGAACAAGTAGCAACAGTAACTGGTATTCAAGCGTCCACATCAATAGGCACACTATCTTTTGCAGGTGCTTCTGAAGGATGGGGTAGACCATCTTGGAACACTAGTGCGTGGGGAATTTTTGGAACTACGATAGCTAGTGGTCAATCTTTAAACTCAAGTATAGGAACTGTAACAGCTGAAGGAGTTGTTGAATTAGGTTGGGGCGGTGATACTTGGAGTGAAAATAATTGGGGTGATTTAGAAGATGAAGTAGCAGTAGTTACAGGAGTTTCAGCTCAAACATCTGTAAATAGTGTAGCTTTTGCAGGACCTAGTGAGGGATGGGGTAGACCATCTTGGAACACAAAATCTTGGGGTATATCAGGAGATGTATTAGCACAAGGACAACAACTAGACTCATCACCAGGAACTGTTGTAGCTGATGGAACAATTGAAGAAGGATGGGGTAGAAAAACATGGGGTAACGATGCTTGGGGAGAAGCATTTGCTGTTGCACTTGTAGGTCAAACTGCTAACACAGCAATAGGAACAGCAATCGGTAAAGCTGACTTTAGTATTCAAGTAAGTGGATTAACGGCTTTATCTTTATCATTAGCTAATAACTATTCAATACAAATTGATAATAATCAATTTGTTAATGCTTCAGAAGCAACATTAAATACTACAGCTGGATCAGTACAACAAATTATAACTACTGCAAATGTAGATGTGACAGGAACTAGTGCGTCAACATCATTGGGAGTAGTTGTCCCAGAACCTAAAATACCAGTTGATGTAACAGGCATTCAAGCTTCATTGTCATTAGGAACTACTTCACTTGTACAAACAACTGTTGAATCTGTAACTACTGCTGGATTATTAAGTATATCTCAAGGTTCTGCACAACAAGCTTCTGTATACCCAGTAACTACTGCTGGAGTATTGAATTCGTCTGCTGGCTCAACAACTCAAACAACTACAGCAAATGTACCAGTTACTGGTATAGGGTTGACAGCATCACTAGGCACAGTTACTATTACTGCATGGAGTGAGATTGATCTTGGTGTAAATAACACTTGGACTGAGGTTGATTTAGCAGCTTAAACAATATAAAATAAAGGGAATTATGGCATCAACATTTTCAGATCTTGGCTTAGAGCTAATGGCAACTGGCGAAAACGCTGGTACATGGGGAACAAAAACAAACGCTAACTTAAGTCTTGTAGAACAATTAACAGGTGGATATTTATCTTTAGCTGTTGCAGGATCAGGAACTACTGCTTTAACAATAGCAGAAGGTGCTTTAACAGGTACTGCTCAACACAGAGTAATAGAATTAACAGGTGCTCTTACAGGATCAAGAATTTTAACAGTCCCTCTTCTTACAGAAAATTTTTATTTTATTAAAAATAGCACTACTAATGCAGAAACATTACAATTAAAAGCCGTATCAGGTTCAGGTGCAACAGTCACTTGGGCAACTGATGATAAAGGATGGAAAATTATTTATGTAGATGGTGTAGCAACTAATACGGGTGTTTACGAAGTTCCAATGTCATCAGTAAATGATGTAACTCTTACAGGAACACAGACTTTAACAAACAAAACTTTAACATCACCTAAAATTGGAACTTCAATTTTAGATACTGGCGGAAACGAATTAGTTTTACTTACAGCTACAGGTTCAGCAGTTAATGAAATTACTTTAGCAAACGCTGCTTCAGGTGCTGGCCCAGTTATTTCTTCAACAGGTGAAACAAACGTTGATTTAAATTTAAATCCTAAAGGAACAGGTGTTCTTAAATCAGCAACAGCTGCAATTAAAATTGCAGGTAAAGAAACTATATGGATTCCAGCTGCAGCTATGTACGCTGCAACAACTAATGGAGCTGATGCAGAACAAGTTGAAACAACAGCTACAAGACCAGATTTAAAAGTATTTGATTTTGATGCTAGTACAAAACAATACACACAATTTACAATAGCAATGCCGAAATCATGGAATGAAGGAACAGTAACTTATCAAGTTTATTGGGCACCTAGCACGACTAATACAGGAAATGCTATTTTTGGTTTACAAGGTGTTGCATGTGCAGATGGTGATACTATTGATGTTGCATACGGAACAGCAATAGAACTTACAGATGCAGGTATCGGAACAGTTGAAGATCAACAAATTACAGGTGAAAGTAGTGCTATAACAGTTGCGGGTTCTCCTGCAGCAGGTGAGCAATCTTACTTTCAATTATACAGAGATGCAGCAGATGGTGCAGATACTTTTACTGGTGAATGTAGAGTTCTAGGTATTAAATTATTCTTCACTACAGACGCAGCTAACGACGCATAAGGAGAATAAATGGCAGGATTTGGATATCAAATACTAGGTTTTGGTGCAGGAGATAGTGTTAAAAAAGTAGAAGTCGATTTTTTAGTTGTCGCTGGTGGCGGCGGCGGTGGTGACGGCGGCGGTTCTGGTGCTGGCGGCGGAGCTGGCGGTTATAGAACTTCTTTCCCAAGCGGAACAAAAATAGAAATACCCGTAGGAGAAGCAACTACAATTACAGTAGGTAGTGGCGGTGCCCACGATTATTCAGGAACAGATACTTCAGTAGGAACATTTGCAACTACAGGCGGAGGCCGTGGTGGCGGAGGTGGAACTGGTGAGGCTTACCCAGGTGGATCTGGAGGAGGCGGTGGCTATCCTACACGTCCAGGTGCTTCAGGAAATGCAGGCGGTTATAGTCCACCTGAAGGAAACGACGGCGGTACTCCAACTAGCCCAACCAATTACGGTGGTTGCGGCGGCGGAGGTGCTGGTGCTGCTGGTGCAGATAATTCTGGAAAACCTGGAAGCGCAGGTGGTTCTGGTACTTCAAATTCAATATCTGGTTCGGCTGTAACATATGCAGGCGGCGGTGGAGGCGGTGGCTCAGGCCCTGGACCTTCAGGCGGTCCTGGTTCAGGCGGATCTGGCGGCGGCGGTAACGGCGGAAGTAACGGCGGAGGCTCTGGCGGATCTGGTGGTCTTGGCGGCGGCGGAGGCGGCGGATCTGATATGGGAAATACAGGCGGATCTGGTGGTAGTGGTGTAGTTATTTTAAGAGCACCTGCTGCAAATTCTTGGACAGTGGCTCCAGGAACAAACTCAACTGGAACAGCTCCAGATGGAACTAAATTAGCAACTTTTACGGTTAGCGGAACGGCAACGTTAGCATAATGGCACATTTTGCAGAAATAGATTCAAATAATATTGTCTTAAGAGTTCTTACGGCTGATTCAAATGATGTTACCAATAATGGTGGAGATCAATCAGAAGCAGCAGCAACTCATTTTCAATCACTAGTAGGTCTTTCTACAAACGGTGTAAAATACGTTCAAACTTCAGGAGACGGTTCTTTTAGAAAAAATTTTGCTTCTATAAATTTTACTTATGATGCTGCAAAAAATGCATTTATTCCACCAAAAAAACATCCAAGTTGGGTGTTAGACGAAACTACTTGTAGATATATTCCTCCTGTGGCGATGCCAGAAACTTTTAATACGCACGCATCAGATGCTACGTATGTAGATGATGAAGGAAATCCTTTAAAAGATAGATATTGGTGGAACGAAGAAACTGTATCTTGGGATTCTGTCGGCTAATTATTTTACAATTTTTGCATTAAGTAAATTACAAAGACCTAAATGAGGTCTTCCATCAAAAATATTTTTCTCTGAATCTTTTTCTTTTTTATCACTGTAATGTAAAAATACTTGAGCACAGATATTTCCTTTAAATTTTTCTCTCCAATGTTCTAAATCACATCCTCTGTAAATCACCATATCTCCAGGTTCCATAATAATTTTTTTACCTTTGTTTTTACTAACAAACGTTATTCCTTTTTTACCTTCTTTAGGATTTCCTATATTTTTATTAGGTTCTAAATATATCGGCCAAGGATCTCCTCCTAGATTTATAGTAGTAGATATCTCACAACTCATTCTATCTTTATGTCTCTTTAAGACATCACCATTTTTATAAATTCTGGCATATGAATAGTTAGGATATAATTTTAATCCTGTGTTTTTTTCCATTTTAGAATGAAGTTTACTTAAAAGAGTTTCCATAACAATATCTGAATAATGAGAATAAGTATTAGGAGCTTGATTATCATCGTATTTTCCAAAGTATTCAACATAAGGACTTATTAATCGGTTTTGAAGCATAGTTTTATGTACCTCTCTTTTAAGTAAAAAGTAATCATAGCAAAACTTAGTAAGCTCTTTAGAAATAGCTTTTTTTAAAAACACATATCTATTTTTTTTAAAAAAATTCATTACTTAAATGAATCTCCTAAATTCCACATAACAAGAGATTTTCTTTCTCCTTTAGTAACAGGAGAAACTCTATGCCACATAAAAGATGGAAAAATTACAAGTGAACCTTTTGTTGCAATTTCTTTACAAGTTATTATTTTTTGTTTGTATCCTGAACGATCTAAAAATTGCAAATGACCTCCAGTATATTCACTAGAGTCACTCAATGAAACAGTAACAGAAAGTTTTCTAATTTTATTATGGTAATTTACATCATTAGGATTATTCATTGGTGCATCAAAAGAATCTTGATGCCAATCGTAAAACTGTCCTTTTTTGTAAATAGTATACTGAGCAGGTTCACTAAAGTTCCAATGATAATTCCATTCAGCACTTTTATTAGCTCTATGTATTAAATTATGCATTTCGTGATACATCCAAGGTTCTGCTATCCAACTAACGTTAGAGTTTCTATGTTTAAGAAGTTTTGCTAAATTTTTTTCTGTTTTCTTTTTCTTTTGAATACCACTAATGGTTCCCAATTCTGTTTTTTTCTTACTACAGAATTTTATTATATCATCACAAAATTGATGGGATAATGCGTTTTTAAAAAACCAGTATTGCCATTTAAGTTTCATATCTTTATCCATTGCTTTATAACAAAATTTTAAATAATATACAAGTATACTATTTATAAAGTAATGAATAATAAACATATAGTTTTTAAGGAAGTTAAAAAAATAACTAATCTTTTTTTACATGAAGAAATGTTGAAAGATTTTAACCCTAAACCTTTAATTGAAAAAATTAAATTAAATGTAAATAAAGAATTAAGTTATAAAACTAATGTTAGAAATCAAATGACTGATTGGCAATGTTTTTCTAAAGACCCTACGATGTCTTCTATTTTTGCTAATATGCATTATTTAGTTGGTATTTTAAAATTACCTAATCTTCAATTGGAGTCTTGTTGGGGAACTTGGTCTTCAAAGTCTGTAGAAACTTTTCAACATAAACATTCACCATCCTCTATTTCTGGAATACTGTATTTAACAGAAGGTGGCCCAGGAACTTATTTTCCAGAATTTGATATTAATGTAGAAGAGAAGATAGGTAAGTTAGTTTTTTTTCATGGCGATACTTTACATAAAGTAACAAAAAATAAAATAAAAAAAGATAGATTTTTAATTTCTTTTAATTTTGAAAAGATTAAATTTTGGAGTCCTTTAGCTAAATGATAAAATATAAATTAATAGATAAAGATATAACTCACGTTAGGCTTCCAAAAGAAATAATTAAAGAACTTAGTCATTGGAAAAAAGAATGTGATAAGATTAAAAAACACCCGCTTTTTAAATTAAAGCTTCACGAAAATGTGGGTTCTGAAACTAATCATTATCAAACTTCTGTTCCTTCTTATTTAATAGAAAACTCTTATTGGCTGGCATATGTCACGAGATTATGTGGAATCTTAGCAAAGGAATCTCACAGAAATTTTTATATTAGAAAATGGAATGGTCATTTTGATGGTTATGACGTCTGGATAAATTATGCATATAAAAATAATAGTAATCCTCCCCACAATCACGCAGGCTATTTTTCAGGAGTTATTTACTTTAACAATAAAAAAGACAAGACTATTTTTACAGAAAAAAATATAAATTTTATAGGAGAGAAAGGAGACATGATAATTTTTCCATCTAAATTAATGCACGAAGTTAATAAACAAAAAGAGGACTATGAAAGAGTGACATTTGCTTTCAATGTAAATCATAAACATGTTTAATAAAAAGAAAGAGATAACCATTCAGACTAATGGGGTGCCTGTGCACATATTAAAAAAATTTATAGTACCTTTCCCTTCAAATATTCCAAAATATTTTAAAGACATTCCTAAATCTTTTTTTGATAATCAAAAAAGAAAAGTAAGATCACGCACCACTATTAGAACTTGTTCAGGTTTTATAAATCTTTTTAAAAGAAGTATTTTATTTACTTGTCCCTATGATATTGAATTGTTTATTGATCGCCATGAAATTAGAGGTTCTGTCGGACCTTTCCCTTGGAGTAATTTTATTCAAAAACACGCAGATTGGCAATTTATACAATATGCTAAAACTAACTATGACTGTGTACTCAAATTCTCTCCACAAGTATCTGTTCAATGTAATCAAAATTTAATTGTAACTAACCCTTGGTGGCATATGAATGATTTTGAAACAATTCCTGGAATTATTAACTGTAAAGAAGCTATGGAATTAAATGTTTTTATAGCTGTAAAGAAAGGACAGAATCATTTGTATATCCCTCAAGGCGCGCCTTTATGTTACATAAACGTAGAAACTGAAGACAGTATTAAATTAGTTTACAAAGATAAAAAATTTAAACAATCAGATAATTTAGGTTTATTTTATACCTTTAGTAATTTGAAAAGAAAGCTAGTTAACAACCTTTTAAAAAAATGATAGTCCAAAGATTTTCTAAATATTTAGAAGCTATAGAATACCCAAAAGAAAAAACATCATGGAATATTGCAGGTATAATAAA